AAGCCACTATACCATGTCTGACAGGCATGAATATTCGTATTATCATAAAAAATTAGACGTACACTTAAAAAGAAATTCTTCGAGTGAAATGGATTACTTTGCGTTTACAATATTACTCACATATCCTCCAGAAAGAATTATTGAGCTTCAAAGTTGGCGAGATCTTAAACTGTATCATGGAGATTCGAGTGGCGAGGCCGATTTTGAAATTATAGGCGTATCGGTCAGCTCTGGTGGAGTCGATGGCCCATCGAACTATACTTGCATCTGTAGTCATCATATACAGAATATATATAAACTAAGGAACAAACTTAGCATGATATCTTTTCAAGTAGGCAGCGAGTGTATTAAACGGGCTGGGCTGGTTAGCAGCGATGCATTAAAAGGAAATAAAAAACTGATGGATGCTCAAATTGAGAGGCAAAAGGAAATAAGCGAAGGGCGGCCAATTGGCTATTATGAAGAACTTCGCAAAAATGAAAAGGACGAAAAGAAGAGAGCTAAGCAAATTAAGAAAGATGAACGAGAGAGGGCGAAGCAACTTAAGATAGAGGAAAGGGAGATTGAACGACTAATTCAGCTGGAACGTGACGGGAATGCTTGCTCTAAAAAATGCATTCTGTGTAACATGGACCGGTTATTTAGAACAAGTGATGATATACGCATTTGTAACATATGTGTAAAAAAAACACCCAAACGCGACAAAAAGAAATGTGTTGAACAGCTAAATAGCCCAAAAAATTATATAGAGGACACGTGCAATGGGTGCGAAAAATTATTTACATATTGTTGTCAAACGGGCGACAAATATTTGTGTAGCGATTGTGAAGCCGCTAAAAAAATAATTAAATGTAAGCGGTGCTATGAATTGTTTGTCGACATCATAACAAGCCAAGACGACACATGCGAAGAGTGTGATGCAAAATTGAAGCGTTGCGGTTGTTGTTTAAACACGTTTATACCAGAAGTTGAATCTAATATAAGGTGTAAGGTTTGCCAACTTAAATTTGACAACAACCTTATTACAATAAACTGCAGTGAATGCGATATTGAGTTTGATATCAAAGAGGTTGACAAGAAATGGAAAAAGAGTTGCAGCGAGTGTTTTAAAAATAATCAAAAATATGTTGATTGCTCTATTTGTCATTCGCAATTTAAGCGGCTTGTAACAGATACTTGGAAAACAAAGTGTCATGCATGTCACGTTAAAAGAAAAAACGCGCACCTGCCGTCTGAATACTAAATTTCCATAGCAAAAATCTTATAATATTTATTCTTTACCGAGCATAAATATTATTTTGCAAACAAAATTAGGTCGTGCGTTAAGAGGCCTTTCCTTTTTTACCATTTAGTAGACTTCTTAACACTAATTTTAGGGCCACCCCCGCGCTTTTTCACTGCACTTGGGTCATATTGTTCCTCCTCCTCTTCGTCCTTGAGGCCCTTTGACAGTTCCCAGAATTCCTTTGATCCCAATCTAAAGTCGCCATGATTGTCGGCCTTGTACCAAAAGACCTGGTCGTGCAATTTGTTTGATTTGGAATTGTTATTAATTACGAGGCATTCGTAGTTTTCCGTGCATTGGTCCATTACCTGGCAAAAACTCTCAAACGTCGGAAACATACCCGCATAATTTTCGTATATACGCTTTCTGTTGGCAATATAATTCTCTCTAAGAATAAAAACATAATCAATATTTGTACGCAGGGTTGGTGGAATACCCAATGGGTACTGCATAGTAATCACTAACATTACCTTCCAATGACGGCCATTCATAAACAGCAGACGCATCATCTTGTCTCTGGTCCAGGTTGCATCATATAAGCAGTCATCTAAAATGACAAACGCGCGCGGGTCAATCGTGCTGCGTTTATATGTTTCCATTTCCTTCTTAATTTGTTTAAGGACTGTCCGCTGTCTTTTCAATATATTTTCAATAATAGCGGTGTTATATTCATTATGGACGAATAATTTTGGAACCATCTTAGCGTAGAATCCGTTACCCTCTTCTGTTCCGGAAATAACAGTTCCTATCGGGATTTCCTGTTGATAATAAAGCAAATCTCTTACCAAAAATGATTTGCCTGTATCTCTCTTGCCAATCAAAACCACAACGGGCCCCTTATTTTCATTTGGTTTGAAGCTAATACTTTTCATATCAAACTTCTTCAATTCTAATGTCATTTTAAATAATTTAGAAATTAAAATTTAATCTTTTAAACGAATGTTAAGGGTGGTCCTCATAATCTATTGAACCAAATTTAGACAATATAAGCCAATTTAGAATATTGGGTGCTGTAAATAACGGAATATTTGCTATTGTAATTAGAGACTGTAATAAGATTGTTATTAAGGGTTATAATAAGTTAAAAATACATATAATTTATATATTAAATAGCTAAAGTATGTTGGTCAACTATCAAAAGCGAAAAAACGCTGAACTCTTTAAAAGTTTAGAGCCTTCCGATTCATTGTTTCTCTCTGCAGCGCAGAATTACATCCCAGTTTATCAGCGATTCTTCTCCTTAAATGATACCAACTTTAACAATATTAACCTTAATCACAAGTGGCATATTTCGTCTGTAGCCAGACCAGATAGCGACGACCATCATATATTTAAATGCAAACTAAAGAACGCGACAACAGGCAAGGCCAAGGATAAGGATGTATTTGTGAAAATGGCACCTCTGTTAGATCCATACAAGTATTTAATTGGCAAATACGATGTTGCTGACGACAAACTGTTTGCATTGCCGCAGCTAACATCATCGTCTTCGGACTGTAACGCAAAGTTTCTTGACCCAAACAACGCGGCATATGTTGATGGGTTGTTTGTGTTTTTAACAAGCAATTTAATGCACGCGCATAACTTTCCACACGGCGTAGACTACTACGGGTCGTTTTTAGGTATAAAGAACAATTTTACAATCAACGTTTTTGACGATATTGAATACCTAAACAACTCAGAATTCTTCAACAAAAATAAAAATAAGCTCTTTAAAATTGACGACTATGACCACCTGTTTCAAAATGAAATCCAAAAACTCAAACCAATTACTATAGAACACAATACAAGCGCCCGGTCCCAAATGTCTATCGCATCATTTGATAATAAAATATTTGATGGCGTTTTTGAAGAAAATACGATGAACCTGAATGATCTGAAGGACCTGTCCGTTGAGTTGTGTGACTTGGTTGACTTAACAAATGCCGACGCCAAACAATTAACACTAAAATCCAACTCAACGTGCTCGTCAAGATCGTCGCATACAGAAAATGAGGACCGCGTGGACGACAATGCTAACGATGAAACTGGTACAGACGAAAATGCGCCAGATAATGGGAGTGAGGAGGATAGCGAATGGGAGGACGATGCATCCGACTCTGGAAGCGGTTCATACGAGGAAGAACAAATCTGCGCAAGGATTGAGAAATTTCCAGTTCAAATCATATGCATGGAAAACTGCGAAGATACGTTTGATAATTTAATTCTAAATAATGAATTGACTACGCAGGAATGGTACTCGGCCCTTATGCAAATAGTCATGATGTTAATAACATATCAAAAGGCATTCGGGTTAACGCACAACGACCTACACTCTAATAACGTGATGTACAATCATACCGACAAAAAGTTTATTTACTATTGCTATAAGAAGAAACACTATAAGGTGCCCACTTTTGGACGCATGTTTAAGATTATTGATTTCGGCAGAAGTATTTACAAGTACGACGGTAAGCTTTTTTGCAGTGATAGTTTCCAAACAGGTGGCGATGCTGCAACGCAATATAACACCGAGCCATATCTAAATGAGAAGAAACCGAGATTGGAGCCAAACTTTAGCTTTGATTTGTGTCGCCTGGCATGCTCCATATTTGATTATGTTATTGACGACGTTGATGATATCCGGCTTATTAAAAAATGCAAGGACCCAATTAAACGTCTGATTCTGGAGTGGTGTTTAGACGACAAGGGCATCAATATGTTATATAAAAACGATGGAACCGACCGCTACCCCGAGTTCAAATTATATAAAATGATTGCGCGATGCGTACACAATCACACCCCTCAGGCGCAGTTAGACCGCCCAGAATTTAACGCGTTTTCTGAGTTTAAAGGGGAGGTTCCGTCGGATGCCATAGACATTGACAGTATTCCGTCCTATATGTAGCACAAATGGATAATTAAATTTTTGGTGACAGTTCATAATACAAAAATATTTGCATATATTATGAACCAATTTGGATTTATAATTACAAGGCATGTTAATTCTGAAAGTACAAACAGATATTGGAACCATTCTGTTAAGTTGATAAGGACTTTATACCCCCGCGTAAAAATTGTTATTATTGATGACAATAGTAATCAGGAGTTTGTAAAGGCGGATTTTAATTATAAAAACATTGAAATTGTACAGTCTGAGTTTCCGGGCCGCGGAGAACTGCTACCATACTATTACTATATCAGAAACAAGTATTTTGAAAACGCAATAATATTGCACGATAGTGTCTTTATTCATAAAAGAATTAATTTTGAATTCTTGCGGGGCGAGGGGGTAATGCCATTGTGGATTTTTGAGCAAGATGCAGAAAACCTGGAAAACACGCTAAGCATTGCGCGGAACTTAAACTACAGCTATGAAATTAGCAAGGCATTGCGTATAAAGGACATGAAAACGCTCGCCTTAGAATTGCCTCGGGACAAATGGTATGGATGTTTTGGGTGTCAGGCATATATAAATCACGGGTTTCTGGTCAGACTGGAGAAGACATACGGCATATCAGCCCTTATTAACGTTGTTAAAACGCGACCAGATAGGTGCTGTTTGGAGCGAATACTCGGCTGCTTATTTAGTAGAGAAAATCCACGTGTGGGTATAAACAAGGGGCTGTTTGGGAGCATATTCAAACACTATAGGGGGTTTGAGTACTCGTTTGACGCTTATATGGAGGATTTAAAAAACGGGCGCGTAGCGGCGTGTGCAGTGAAGGTGTGGACCGGGCGCTAAATTGTCTGGGCGATGGTTATTCATTATACAATGCGAATTATTCATTATATAATGTAATTCTAGGGATGGGCGTCAGCCGGGTATAAACTTTGTACAACTCTGATTCGTAAATCGGGCGGCAATTGTGGCGGCGTAGAATAGAAAACTTGGTTTTGTTTTGAGGCCAATCCGTGTATTGCGGTTTCGTCTGCTGCTACAATTATGTTAGTTAGCATATGTATTGCCCGTTGGAATTTTTCTAAAAACCAATCGCATTGCTCAATAGTTATCGGATCGCGGTTGAACGTTATCACCCC